CGGTATTGAACAAGATTTAGAATTAAAGAGAGGTTCCATTATTGATACATTCTTATATCGTAGAATTCCTTATGGAAAAGATAATAAAGAGGAGCAACCTAAGGAAGAAGAATCTAAGCCGCTTCGAATTCATCATATGGCAAAGCCAAAGCCAATTCCTAAGTCTGCATTTGGCATTCCGGAATATAATGATCCAGATCCAATGGATAATTTAAAAAATGAAGCTGCGCCTGAAGATGAAATAGAAGAGGAAGAAGATCTTGAAGCAATCGAAGCAGAAATTAAAAAACAATTAGCTGAAACAGCAAAGAAACAAGCCGAGGCTGAAAAGGCCAAAGCTAAAGCAAAAACAACTTCTGCTAAAAAGAAAAGTACATCTTCGGCTAATACTAGAAAAGCTGCCACTGCTCGAAAATTAACAAAAACTGGCACCAATAAAAAATCAGAACAAAATTAAATTTAATAAAAAAATGAAAAATCAATATTATATTTGGGTAGATGGAGGAGTAACATCTGTTGGGGTTCTTAATTCTTCTGAAAAGATAATTGAAAATCCGTATATGATTGTTAATATGCAATATATGGTTACAGAAGATGGGACTCCTTGTAATCCTAATGACCCTCGGGCTGCTAAGACTAAGTTTAAGGTAGATCTTGTACCTTACCTCTTTAAAGAATATCTTGGGAATGACTTTGAATTGAGTATCGATAAACTTAGTAAGTTTCCTCATATGATTACTGAAAATCAAGAATCTCCGCTTGTTAAGCAGTATAAGGAAATTACTCAAAGTCTTTAATTATGGCAGAAGAAGAAAAAGCGGATATTAATAAACTTGCATCAAAAGTTTTTGATGTATTGGATGATTATAGTCCTTATTCTTCTTTCTTAGATCAATCCACTCTTTCTAATGTAGATGAGTGGATTGATACAGGAAGCAAGATGCTTAACGCAGTAATTTCCGGATCATTATATGGAGGAATTCCAAAAGGACGTGTAACTCTTTTGGCTGGGGAAAGCGCATCTGGTAAGAGCTTTATCGCTCAAAAAATTGTAGGAAATGCTCAGAAAATGGGAATGTATACTGTAGTATTCGATACTGAAAATGCTATTGATGCTAGAATGGTTGAATCTCTTGGAGCCGATCCAAAGAAGATTAAGTATTTCCCAGCTAAATCCATTGAGCAAGTTCGAAATGCAATTTTTGCTCTTCTTCAAAAGATTGAAGAAACACACATGGAAGGAAAGTTTCTTGTAGTTATTGATTCTCTTGCAAATATGCTTTCTGAGATGGAAACAAAGAGAATGGATAAAGATTCTACTTCCGCGGATATGGGTACAATTGCAAAGGCAATTAAATCTTTATTGAAAACTTGTACAACATACGGGGGCTTAACCAAAACTACATTTGTGGTTACTAACCACATTTATGATAATCCAAATGAAATGTACCCGGATTTGGTTAAGTGCATGAATGGCGGCAAAGCTTGCCGTTATCTTCCTTCTGTAGTTGTCCAGCTTGCTAAAAAGAATCTTAAAGAAAAAGATTCTGGTGAAAAGGATGAAGTTGGTAAGGGAATTGCCGGTATTGAAATGCGTTGTATGTGTGTTAAGAATCGTTTCATTCGTCCAATGATTGAAGGTTCTATGTATCTTAGCTGGAAGACTGGCTTGGATGAAGAATATGGAACACTTGAATTAGCCGTTAACCTTGGTGTTATTGAACGTCGAGGAAGTGTTTATGATCTTTATGACGGAACATCTCTTGGTTATGCTAAAGCTTTTCGAAAGAAGAAAGAACTTTGGGATGAAAAAATTTATCCTGAAATCGAACGACGCTTACCTGAAGCATGGGGTTATTCAGCCCATGATATTCCAGAGGAAGAAACTGAAGAAGAATTAATTGAAGAATAATTTATATGATTTTTGTAACGAAAAAACTTGATTGTTGTGATGACCTGAATAAGGCCATTGAAATGTGTGAATTTTTAGGTGGGGAAATTTATGAAAAGCATCCATCCAGTATTACATTTCTTGTAGAAGATGAGGCACTTAAAAAGCGGGGTTTTAAGCTTGATTATACAGAAAATCGTCGTGAATATGAATCGAAGCGACTTTGTAGTATTAAGAAACCTCATGTAGTTTATGTGGATTTCAATACAGGAACACAAACTGTTTTGGAACCTAACGGAAAAGGACATCAGTATAATTATAATAAGCTTACAGTCACTGTAGCTGTTGATTCCTGGTATGAAGGAATTTCTTCTGATATTATTGATTTAATTAAGAAGCAGGCAAATGATTATGGTGTTAAGCTTCAGGATGTCTATTTCAGCCTTAGATTTCCATGCCTTTCTTATGGCAAAGATATTACTGATAAGAAGTTTACTGAATATTTTAAGAATGTAGACCAAGACTTATTCAGTATGAATGAATATAACGAATGGCTGAAGTATAATGATTCTAAGCTTTTCTTTTTAACTAGTGAAAATTGTGGCTGTGAAGAAGATATTTCTACTACTTGTGCCGAAGAAAGTGAATGCCAAGATTGTGACTGTGAGGGAGGAAATGAGAACTCAGAAGTAATAATGTGTTCTGGCTGTTCTGGAGTCCTTCAATGTCCTGGTTGTGCAGGTGATCCTGAGATGCCTAACCAAGCAGACTCTAATAATTATGATTATTGCCGGCCATATTTAGGTTAAGAATATTTTTATGAAATATTGACAAAAGAAAAACCCGAAGGATTTAATCCTTCGGGTTTTTTAATTTAGCTTTATTAATTATTGGTTCCAGAAATAGCTCTTTCGCCATTGATTTTGAATTCGTTCCCTAGGGTATCTGTCCTTATTAGGAATAAATTTTACTTCTCGTTTAACAGGTTTTTTAGAGGCAGATTCGCAATCATCTTTTTTATGTTCGATTGCATCAAGCGCCATCGATACAAGAGGATCATCAGTTTCTTCTTCATCTTCACTTTCAAATTCAGATTCTATTTCAGCTGATTCACTATCATTGTTTATTTCAATATCTTCTTCGGAATCTTCATCATCTTGAGGCATTACAAATCCGGAGGAATCATATTGGTCTTTGGCAAATTCATAAGAATAAGTTGTAATATCTACATAATCATATCCAAGGCGAGCTGCCATGGTTTGAATAGATTTACGAAGGTCCTCGACAAGCTTTTTAGGATCTTTAGCATTAAAGAACTTGCCATTTTCAGGATAATAGATAGTAATATATCCTTCTTCATCTTCAAAGTTAGTAGACCAGTCAACTGTTGCATTATATTTTTCAAGTATTTTCTTGAGAGCAACAATAATTGGACTAATAAGGCGAGGAGCTGTTTCATCAACTTTAAAGATTGTATAAGGCATATCAATATCACCCTCAACTCCTTCATCGGAGAAATCAGAAAGCTTCTTACGTTCAACAGTTTCTTTTTCAACTTTTTCTCCGGAAACAGCAGCAAGTTGTTCTTTAAACTTATTGATTCGATCAATATACCATTGACGATTAGAAGAGCCGTCTTTATTCAAAGTTTTACCAAGGTCAAATCGAAGTTGGTTAGCAACTTTGCTAGGAGCAACATTCTTTTGTTTAATGATGTGATTCCTAATCTTTTTAGGCAATTCAGGATCAGATTCAAGAAGATTTTTATATGCTTCTTTATATTTTGGAGTAACAAGATCAATATAACCATTGGCAAGGTTATCAGCAGTCATTTTATTAAGTTCCGGCCTAGTTACTTCGCCAAATTCAATTACAGGAGAAGTATCAGCTCGACCTCCCAAACCAAGAGTACCAGCAGTAACGGCTACATACATCTTAGCTTTACCAGCTTTCCATTCTTTATCGAATTCAATAGCCTTCTGTAACCGCTCATTTTTTTCATCAAAATTAGCCAGAAGTTTTTCTGAAGCTTCGATAGATTTTTTAATAGCCGGAATAGATTGGCCGATACCGCCTTTTCGGTCGGTAACCATCGGCTTATCGGGATTTTTAAGATTAAGACGTTGAGATGCCTTTGGACGATCTTTAAGAGCTTTATAAGAGCCCATTACTTTTTCAAAGTTTTGATATAAAGTATTAACAAACTTTTTAAAGGATGGGAAATTTTGTACAGTTAATTGATCCGGAGTAATATTATAAATGTTTTCCAGATAATAACGGGCATCATTAGCATATTCATCATCCCCGTTTTTAATATAATCGAGAACATTAGCAATCTTTAAACCGCCAGTATAGCCAAGTTTGGTTAAATGCCGAGTTAACCAGCGTAAAGCAGTAGTAGCTTGCTTGGAAATAAGATTACTAACCTGCATTTTGGAATCATCGCCCTTAATGGCTCGTGCTAATGCTTCAATTAAGACATCTTTATAGTCTTCAACTGTTCTTGGTTGACGCTTTGCCTCAATTTCATTGATATATTTGCTGATTTCATTAGTTTTAAGTGCCCCAGCAACTCGGTCGAGGTTTTGCTGGAATTTAAGATAGCCGGTAGGACTTAATCCGGATTTGGAAGCAGCTTCATAAAGAGGTTTAAGAATAGAGTAAGCATTAATAAACATCTTTTCTTTTTCCTCTTGAGTCAATGTTTCAGGAATTTCATCAACAGATTCACCAAAAATATTTTTAGCTACATCAGCAACAGTTTTGGGAGCATCTATAGTATCACTCCAATCAGCTTTACCGATACGATCATGGAAGTCCTGGGAGATTTTATGGGTTTTTTCTGCTCTTCCCGATAAACCTGCAATGCTACGGGCTACATTTTTCTTTAAATTATCGAGAACCTGGTCCCAACTTTTAACCCGGTTAAGCAAATCAAAAGTATTAAAGCCAACTTTATTATCAATTTCCATTTTAGGATTAGCCAAAAGTGTCTTAAGGACATTAGCAGGAGCATCATCATCTAAAATGGTATGAGAGAATAATTGAGTAAGGAGAGTTTTAATCTTATTAATCTTGGAAACATTAGATGGATTAACGTTAATTCTCCTGGAGCGATAAACTTTGGGAATAAGGCCTAAGTTAGAAAGAGTAATTTGAGCAATCATATATTGAACATCCTGCTCATCTGCGGCTAATTCAAGTAATCCTCTCCCGGCAGTATTTCTAAAGGTTGATTTTTCGGGTAAATCAAATACATAAGAGCTTTCTTCTCCCTTCCCGCGATTTTCTAGCTTAGTTCGAGTATTAACTACTGGACGTTGCTCAGTTTCATCGCTTTTTGTTTTTCTTTTTTCAATTAATGCCTCCAAAATTGGACGGGTCATTAAATCTCGATAAGTATCTATCTTAATCATTTATGGTATTTATTGAGTATTGAGCACCTATAGGTGCACTTATCTTTTTTCAGGACTAAAATAAAATGGAATAACGATGTTTGAGAAGTTTGATTTAGACGATTTTGAACCTTTTCTAGTCAAGGGTATTGTTTCTGATATAATGGTCTTATCAACTTTAGGAAGGTTCTTAACAAATCCAAAATTATTTTTTAAAAATGAGAATTATGCTTTAGTTGTTAATTTTTATAAGTTTTTCTTTGAAAAAAGAGAAAAATTACCAACGAAAGATGAGCTTATTCTCTTCTTAAACAAGAAAGAATATAAACATGCAATAGATTCTGTCTTTAATGAAATTGAACATATTGATTATGAAGGAATGGATAAAGACTTATTCCTGAAATCTGCGGAAAGATTTATTAAGGAACGCGGAATTATTCAAACTATGATCTCCGTCGCCGGAGAATTAGAAAAAGGAGAAATTAATTCTTCCAAAGTTCTTGAAAAGTTTGAACAGGTTTGCAATATTACTCTTGATAATGAAAAAGGATTAGATTTATATGAAGATATTAGTAATATCCTTACTGCATTAAAAGAAAAGAAGAGAACTATTTCTACCGGATTTAAATCTTTGGATAAGTATATTGATGGAGGCTTTTATGAAGATGGAAAAGCTTTATATTTGTTTATGGCTCCTCCGAATAAGGGTAAATCATTATTTTTAGGAAATATTGCATGTAATATTGCCAATCAGGGAAAGACAGTTCTCCTCATTACTCTTGAAATGTCAGAATTGGCCTATGCTTCTCGCTTTTGTTCCCAACAGACAGCAATTCCATTTGCTGAGCTGCATTTGAGAACAGATGAGGTGAAGGAAAAGATGAAGAATAAGCCGGGAAAGATTATTATTAAAGAATTTCCACCGTCAACTATTACTGTTCCCGCATTAAAAGGATGGATTAAAAAGCATATAGTAGAAAAAGGAATAAAAATTGATGCACTTTGTATTGATTATATTAATCTTTTTGATGGACCTGGCAATAATCTATATGAAAAACTTAAAGGAATTGCTGAACATACAAGAGCGTTAAGTTATTGGTTATCGGTGCCAGTAGTGTCATTGACCCAGCAAAATCGCAGCGCAGATGGTAAAAAAATGAGTGGATTGAACTCTATTTCTGAATCAACAGGTGTTTCTGCGACTGCAGATGTTATTTGGGAAATTTTTAAGAATGAAGAAGATTCGGTAATGAACTTTATCAGATTAGGTTTTGCCAAAAATAGATATGGTCCTGTGGATTTTAGTGTAGTAATGAAAATAGCATACGATACTTTAAAAATTGAAGATTTGGAGCAGGAAGGATCATATAAATCTACTTTAGAAGAAACTGTAGAAGATTCTTTATCGGCATTTTTAGTTTCAGATAATAACTAAAACAAATGAGCTTAGATGATGCAGATCTTTTATCTTTAGAGGATAGTGAAATAATCAATTCTCTTTATCAGTTGGCTACATTATTGACTTTAATGAGCGGAAAGAAAATTAATTTTCAAAATGTTTTTATTTTAGTTTTAACTGACAAGCGATTTAATTATATAGCAAAGGAAATTACCGGACTTGACTCTGATATAGAGATTTGCAAATATCTTTTAGAAATTGATCCAAGTTTAGTAAAATCTAAATTGATACTCCAATATTTGAATGGAAGAATTAACTGAAAATCAACAAAAGATTTATAATTTATATCTTAAACATTTAGCTCTAAGTCAAAATAGACCATATAATAAGCGGAAGGACTTTTCTAATATTTCTGATGATATAAAAACTGATTTAGTCAAGTTAGATCTTTTCTTTCAACGAAATCCAGAGATCAATGAGGATTTGTTCTTTAAATCAGGTTTTGCAAATTTGACGAACACCTACCTTCACTTAGGATTTTTTCATACTTATATTGCGGTTAAAAGTTATTCAAAGTTCATAAAAGAACGGTATAATACTTTTATAGATTCAGATGAATCGGTAAATGATTTTATTGAAGGATTAAAGTTTATTATTAATTTTGCCCGAGAAAATAAAATTAAGTTACATGATTATCTGAAAATAACAAATGATAAAGGTATTTTTCAATATCTGATTCATTTGAAGAAGCAATATATTTCATTATATCATTTACATGCTTTTCACTTGAAATTAAGTGACTTATATGAAGATGAGATATTAAATATATACTTGGAGGATTTCAAAAAGAAGTTCTTCGAAACACAAAGACAATACAATTATTCGAAAAGATTAAAAAATATTGGCAATAAATTAAACGAAATTAAACAAAATTAAATTAAAAAAATAAATCTATGAATCTAAATGATTTTTTCCAATCCTCGGCCGAACTTTTTGCTTCTAATACTAAAAAAGGCCTTTATACTGAAAAGCTTTCTTTTAAAGCTGGTAATGAATATCTTGTTCGTCTCCTTCCTTATGTAAAGGAAGGACGTGCTGGTTATCATAAGTCTATTTTCCATTTTTTCCAGTATTCTTGGAGGTCTATTAAGGATGGTCGCTGGACTTATGTTCTTTCTCCTCGCACCTATGGCGAAGCTTGCCCTATTACCGAATATTATTTTAAGGTAAAGAATTCTGGTAATGAAGCTTTGTTTAAGGATGTTGATAAGCGTCTTAACTATAAGGAATCCTGGTATTATAATGTTTATGTTGTAAATGATCCAGTAAATCCTGAAAATAACGGTAAGGTTAAGATTCTTCAAGCTGGGCGTCAACTTCAGAACATTATTGAAGAAGCTTGTTCTGATGATCCTAAGAAGAAGGAAAAATTTGTTGAAGAATTTGATGTTGAGGATATGAGAAAGGCAATCTTTGACCTTTCTGCCGATGGTATTAATCTTAATATTAATGCTGAACCTCAGGGTGATTTTACTTCTTATAAATCTTCTACTTTTGTTCGCCGGAAGCGTGATCTTGGATTGAGTGAGGCTGATATTGATACGATTCTTCAGCAAGCACATGATTTGACTGCTATTGAACGAAATATGGAAGTTTCTGAACTTGAGAAGTTGTTTATGACGACTTTCTTGGGAACTAGTCCAGATACTATGGTTAAAGTAGTTCCTATTTCTGCTTCTACTTCTGTTGTTGGCATGGATCCGATTCCTTCTTTTACTCGAGAAGAACCAGTCAAGGCTGAGACAATTAGTTCTTCTGAACCAACTGAAGTTGACTTAAATGAGCTTGAAGCTTATTTGAATGGACAAACCGCTGATCTTAACTAAAGATGAATTATAATCAGCAACAACAAAGTCAGTCTGTTCCTTCTTATGTTGTTAATCAATTCGCCCGTCTTCCTGACGGGCGACCCAATCCTCTTCTTGCTCAATTTACGGCAGGCCTTGTTAAGAATCTTGGGGCAATTAAGTTTGATCCAAGAGCAGGTTTAACTGAAGAGGATAGATATTTGATTCAAGAAAGGCAGAAACTAGCTCAGCAAGCAATTGAAATTAACCGCCAATTAGCCGAACAGCAAGTTCAGGCTGAAAAAGACGCTGCGATGGCTCAATTTAAACAAATGGCCGGATTTAATCCTCAAAGAGCCCAACAATCTCAATTTCAGCAGAATCAATGGCAACAGCAGCCTGTTTCTCAGCCGCCCCCAGTTCAAAACAACTGGCAGCCCCCTGTACAACAACCTCAGCCTCAACCTGAATTTTATCAAGGTCAAAATTGGGATTCTAATGAGTATATTAATAATTCCAATCTAACTTTATTAGACGAGGATGCAAAATTCTTTTTCACCTATCATTTTACAGAAATCAATAATAATTTATTAAAACTTATTGATATTTTGTCATCAGGGACAGCCCGGACAAATTATGATAGTTCATTAGAAGAAACATTTGAAACGGGGGAGGAGCTTAAAGAGCCTGACCCTTTAGACGAAATAGAAACAGATGGCAAACAAGATTAAGCTTCATATTCCGACAAAAGAATTTAAATTATTTCTTAAAAGTATTTCAAAGATTACTGAGTCCATTATTATCAAGCTTAAAGATAAAAAAATGGAGGTTTTAACAACTTCCGAGGGGGGTAACATTATTATGTTATCCTCCTTTATTTTACCTGATGAAGGAGATAATAATGTTGATCTGGAATTACCTATTAATGATATTTCTAAGCTTCTTAAGATTTGCGATTTTGCAATCGAAGAAACTATTATTCTTGAAATTAATGATAATTTAATCAAATATAAAAATGATTATATTAGATTAAAGTTTTATTTGGCTGAAAAGAGTATTATTCCTCTTCCTCCCCAGGTAACACCAGATAAATTTAGGGCATTTCCTATTTCTTTTTCTATTAAGCTTAACAGGGATAAACTTATTCAATTGGAAAAAGGATTTTCCTTTGTTCGAGATAATTCCGGGAATACAAAGGTTTATTTCTATGTTGAAGACGGGGTACTTTATGGAGAATTAACAGATTATCAATCTGATACAACAGATTCTTTTAGGGTATCTTTAGGAACAGATTATACTGGGCAACTTATTGGAAGAATTCCAATTAAATTTGATGTATGGACATTGCTTGATTATTTTAATGATGAAGTAATTTTTGATGTATCTGTTGTTAAGAGAAAGTCATTAACTTATAATATTCTTTTTATTCGTCAATTATCTGAAAATCTGGAACATAATTATCTTATTCAATCTTTAAAGAATTAAATGGCAAATAAAATTGATACTCCTGGTTATCTCTTAAAAAGATTAAGGCAAAGCGGCTTTATTGCTATTAGGCTTTTTAATAAGTTCAGTGATAGTGATCCCAGACGATGGACAATAATGATTGATCCTGCTGGAGCCTCAATTTTTGTTACTTGTTATGAGAATTACCCAGATGTAGGAGATATTTCTTTTGAATTT